CCTACTTGCACACAAGGACGCTTTTGTTCTTGCCGAGCAGATGGGTGTACGTTCTCAGACCCAGTACAAGCAAGAGTACCTCGGTACGCTATTCACATCAGATATGCTTTACGGTGTAGCTGAGTTACGTGATAGCTCTGCTGTTGCTCTAGCTGTTCCTGCTTAATTAAGTAGGTATCTCCCCAGGCTCATAAGGTCTGGGGAGTTTTATTATTGTCGTTCATCCATTAGGACGGAAGTAGGGAAACCGAAGGAACGCATCTTTCTTTATAGGAGGGTGTTATGTCTTGGCAAGACTTCTGTCGCAAGCGTGAACTTGATAATCACAAAAAACAACAACTACTTAAACTACGACAAAGGAAACACTATGTGGACTAAACCTGAATACACTGAGATGAGATTTGGTTTTGAAGTCACGATGTACATTGCAACTAAGTAAGGACGTATAATGGCTATATTTAGAGGAGCAGGAGGACCAGGAGATGCCACAACAGATGCTGCTAATCAAGCTAGTGTAGCGTCTACAAAGGCTGCTGAAGCTGCTGCATCTGCTACTGCTGCTGCGTCCTCTGCCACTTCTGCATCAACGTCTGCTACAGCTTCTGCATCTTCAGCAACAGCATCTGCTAGTTCTGCTACAAGTGCTGCTAGTTCAGCCACATCTGCTGCTAGTTCTGCTACTGCTGCTGCAGCTTCTTATGATGACTTTGATGACAGGTACTTAGGTGCTAAGTCATCTGACCCGTCTACTGATAATGACGGTGACGCACTTTTAGCTGGTGCGTTATATTTTAATACGACAACTAATATTATGCAGACCTACACAGGGTCTGCGTGGCAGTCTATTGCTACAGGCGGTACTGGTTTACTAGCGTCTAATAACTTATCTGACGTAGCTAGTGCAAGCACATCAAGAACTAATCTTGGTGTTGCTATTGGCTCTGACGTACAAGCATTCTCATCTGTTCTTGCAGGTACTACTGCATCTTATACTACTGCTGAAAAAACTAAACTAGCTGGTATAGAAGCCAGTGCTACAGCAGATCAAACTGCTGCTGAGATAAAGACTGCATACGAGAGTAACGCAGACACTAACGCATTCACTGATGCTGACCATACTAAGTTAGACGGTATTGAAGCATCTGCTACTGCAGACCAAAGTGCTGCAGAGATTAAAACAGCGTATGAAAGTAATGCAGACACTAACGCATTTACTGATGCAGATCACACTAAGTTAGATGGTATTGAAGCATCGGCTACAGCAGATCAGACAGGTGCTGAGATTAAAAGTGCTTATGAGGGTGAAGCAGATACTAATGCATTTACAGACGCAGATCACACTAAACTAGATGGTATTGAAGCCAGTGCTGATGTAACAGATACAGCTAATGTTACTGCTGCTGGTGCATTAATGGACAGCGAGGTTACTAACCTAGCACAAGTTAAAGCATTTGACTCAGCAGATTATGTATCTAAGACATCTGCTACAGGCTCTGCTGTTATGCCATCAGGTACTACAGCACAGAGAAACGGATCACCCAGCGCAGGTAACTTACGATTTAACACAACTGATACTTCCTTTGAGGGCTACGATGGTTCTGCATGGGGTGCTATTGGTGGAGGTGGTGGAGCTACAGGTGGAGGTTCTGACCAAGTATTCTATGAGAACGGACAAACAGTCACTACTAACTACACACTAACTTCAAACACTAACGCAATGAGTACAGGTCCAATTACAATTAATTCTGGTGTGGCGGTTACTGTACCCACTGGAGGAAGGTTGGTGATTATTTAAATGGCACTAGAACTACATGGAACAACAGGCGTAAGTTTAGTACAAGATGGTGCTGGAATGCCACCGGGAACTCCGTTGCAAATAATTCATGCTACGACAACAACAGAAGTTACGTTAAATAACAACACAGAAACAGATACTACGTTAACTGCAACAATTACTCCTTCTAGCACTTCTAGTAAAATTTTAATTTTAGTAAATCATCCGACTAATCAAAAAGGTAATGCAAATAGTGGCAATAGAGGGCAATTTAGATTGTATCGAGATTCTACAGAATTAGATATTATTATGGATGGTGCTGGTTATACAGCAGCAGCTAATTATTTAAGACATAGTACATCTTTTCAATGGTACGATTCTCCTTCAACTACTTCTGCTGTTACTTATAAAACAACGTGTAAGAATGCAGAAAACGCTGCATATTATATTCTTCAAGTAAACAGTTCGCCATCAATGATGACTTTAATGGAGATAGCACAATGATTATTCAAGAGGCTATTCTTCAATTAAATCCTTCTATTGTTAAACTTATTGACAGAGTAGGTTATGACGCAAACAACAATGTCGTTGAATATGATATGGATGCTGCACAAGCGTTAATGAATTCTAAAGCATATCAAGATAGACGAGCATCTAAGTATCCATCAATCCAAGAACAACTCGATATGCAGTACTGGGATAGTGTTAATGGTACAACTACTTGGAAGGATGCTATTGCTACTGTTAAAACGGAGAATCCTAAACCATGAGTAAAGTTGTAATTCAAGGAAACGCTAGTGGCACAGGTGACTTTACTATTGCTGCCCCTAATAGCAACACTGATAGAACTCTGACGTTACCTGATGTTACAGGAAATGTAGTTACTACAGGTGACACATCAACAGTTACTGAGGCAATGATTAATGGATCTCTTGGTAAAGTGTTGCAGGTTGTTCAAACAACTAAAACAGATACGTTTACAACACAGTCTCAAAGTTTTGTAGACATAACTGGGTTAAGTGTTGCAATTACTCCGTCATCTGCTTCAAATAAAATATTAGTTTCCTACACTATTCAAGTAGGAACAAATGGTTATTGTGATATTAGATTACTCAGAGGATCAACAAATATCGCACTAGGGGATGCAGCTAGTCCAAGAACACAATCTACTACTCATCAAGGTGGACCAGCTGCTACTGCTTCAGAGACGTTTGCAATTCAATGGTTAGACAGTCCATCAACTACATCCGCAACAACCTACAAACTACAAGGAGCAGTTCCGTATAGTGCTTCTTATATCTTAACAATAAACAGAACTGGTGCTGATTACGCTCAAAGTCACGATGCAAGAACAGTATCTACAATAACAGCAATGGAAATATCAGCATGAATCACAAAGCTATTTACGCACTTTATCCTAATGTTGTATCTGTCGATGATACTGCTGGAGCAACAGATGCTAACGGTAACTCAGTCACAGTAGACATGGATGCAGTTAACGCATGGGTTGATCCTGACGCATACAAGTTTAGTAGAGTGTCTGAGTATCCAGCAATAGGCGATCAACTAGACGCACTGTATCACGCTGGTGTGTTTCCTGATGACATGGCTGCACAGATTCAAGCAGTTAAAGACAAGTATCCAAAAGGTTAATTATGAGTACAATCGCAGTCAATGCAATTACTGATGCTAGTTCTGGTAACACAACAACCATCAATGGAGTCACGCCTAATACATCTAACGTAATCGGTAAGAATAAGATTATGAACGGTGCAATGACTATTGACCAGAGGAATCTTGGTGTTGCTGTTACTACTACCTCAGGATACACATTAGATCGATGGAGAGTGTATGAACAATCTGCAGGAGCAATGTCTTTTCAACAAGTTGCTGACGCTCCTGATGATTTTAAATATTCTTTAAAAGCAACTACTACAACAGCAGATGCGTCTGTAGATGCGTCAGATTACAATGTAGTTTTACAGCGTATTGAAGGCACTTCTGTTTCTGATTTGAATTATGGAACATCGGCTGCTAAAACAACTACGTTATCTTTTCATGTTAAGTCATCATTGACAGGAACATTTGGTGGTTCTTTTCGTAATAACGGTGGTGATCGTTCGTATCCTTTTACATACACAATTAGCAGTGCTAACACTTGGGAAAAGAAAACAATCACTATTGCTGGAGATACTACTGGAACATGGCTAAACACTACAGGAATGGGATTACAAGTTAATTTTGGTTTAGGCGTAGGTACTACTTACACAGGAACTGCTGGAGCATGGGTAGGTGCAGGTAATTTTTCTGCTGATAGTTCTGTTAATGTTATTAGTACTTTAAACGCAACATGGCAAGTTACAGGAGTTCAGCTAGAGGCTGGCGACACAGCTACTGAGTTTGAGCATAGACCATATGGGATAGAGTTGGGATTGTGTCAGAGGTACTACCAACAACCACTAGATAGTGGATTAGATTTCTTTGCTGGTTACTTTGTAAACGGTAATTATGGTCCAAGTGCTTTTGATACATGGGTTGTTGAGATGAGGACAACGCCTACGGTAGTTTTAACTCTTGGTAGTTTAAGCGCTGTCGGTAGTGTAGCTGTCAATTATTTTGACAAAAAAAGATGGCACTTAAATCCAACTGCTAACGCTACTAGTAATGGTTTTTATTATGTAGCTAAATTAACAGCAGATGCGGAGTTATAAATGTACAAGATAAGAGAAAAAAATTTAATTACTAATAAAACTATGGCAGGAATTATTCGTACATCAGACGGTGCAATCATTCCTGATGATGAAGCTAATACAGATTGGCAGGAATATCAAAAGTGGTTAGCAGAAGGCAACACGCCTGATCCAGCAGACTAATGAAAAACTTTGACTTAGCTACGTTACTTGCTGGAATCATACCAGTAATGCTTGCTGCAATGTGGTGGGTTATTAGTAACGTCAATGAGTTAAGAGGTGAGATACAACTGTTGCAAGCTAACATGATGATGTTAGTAGATCCACAAGGACAGATTATTCCTAGTCCTGGTAATGCTTTTGCAAGACATGAGTTAAAAGAAGAGATATTTCAAAGATTCGCAGACTTACACGTTAGAGTAAAGTTACTGGAGGCTAAGAGTGAAGAAGGACAGTAGACTAGAAAGAGCAGGTGTCTCAGGTTATAACAAACCTAAACGTACACCTAACCATCCTAAGAAATCACACGTTGTTGTGGCTAAAGAGGGTGACAAAGTTAAGACTATAAGGTTTGGTCAGCAGGGCGTATCAGGTGCAGGTAAGTCTCCTAAAACAGCATCAGAGAAGGCTAGACGTAAATCATTCAAAGCTAGACACGCTAAAAATATATCTAAAGGTAAGATGTCAGCAGCATACTGGGCTAATAAGGAGAAGTGGTAATGCCAGCTAAAAAAGGATTATACGCAAACATTCATGCTAAACGTAAACGTATTAAAGCAGGTTCTGGTGAACGTATGAGAAAAGTAGGCAGTCCCGGTTCTCCTACTGCTACAGCGTTTAAGAAAGCTAAACGAACAGCTAAGAAAGCTAAATAATGGAAGACCTAAACCAACAGATAGGTAGGCTAGAAGCTCAGGTAGAGTCTTTACAGCGTCAAATGGAACAGTTGCGTATAGACGTTCAAGGAATGACTGAGCTAGTAACTAAATGGAAAGGTGCTGGTGTACTGCTATTAATACTAGGTGCTTCCTTTGGGTGGCTAGTAGACCTTATCCTTAATAGATGACTAAAAAATACTTGATTTTATTGTCAATATGTGCTATAATATCCTTACAAGGATGTACGGCTTTAGGTATTGCTAAAGCTATAATGCCAGGTAAATCTGGTACTAATGTCAATGCTAATGCTCAAGTAGGTAAAGAGAATACACAGCAGGTAGTAGGTCAACAAGACAACACCAAGATCGAAGGTGAGAATGTTAATGTTAGTCAGAAGGAAAATGACACCAGCATTAACACATCTAAAGTAGATAGCCTAGTGCAAAATAATACTAATGTACCGATGTGGTACTTATTGTTGTTGGTATTAGGGTGGTTACTTCCTAGCCCACAAGAGATCTGGGCAGGGTTTGTCAACTCAATAGAAAGAATAATTCATGGCAAGAAGCGTAACAGCCGTAAAAACAAGAACAAACGATAGCGCAAAGGTTGATATGTATACTGTTCCAGCAAAGAACACTGCTGAGATACATATGATTTATATCTTAGCTACTGCCGGTAATGAGGACGCAGACTTGTACTGGTATGACAGTCACACAACAACAGAGTATCCACTAGCTCATGCTAAGACATTACAAGCAACTAATGGTGAGTATTTGTTGTTAAAAGACTTACAGATAGATTTAAAAGAGAACGATGTAATTCGTGTTAAAAATAGCGGCACATCAAGCACGATTACTTACATAGTAACTATGGAATTAAAACCATCATTAGCAACACAATTTCACTCATAGGAGATAGATATGCCAGGATACGGATACGGTAAAAAAATGAAGCCAATGAAGAAAAAGAAACCAGTAAAGAAAAAGAAGTAATGCCTAAGGCAAAGTCTAAGGTAAATCAGGCTGGTAATTATACTAAGCCTACAATGAGGAAGAGGTTATTCGAGCAGATTAAAGCTGGCAGTAAAGGAGGTAATCCTGGTCAGTGGTCTGCTCGTAAAGCCCAGATGTTAGCAAAGCAATACAAAGCTAAGGGAGGAGGTTATAAGTAATGCCTCTGAAGAAGTCACAGAAAAGCCTAAAGAAGTGGACTAAGCAAGAATGGAAAACTTCTGATGGTTCTCCTAGTAAAGGTAAGAAAAGATATTTACCTAAAGCAGCTTGGGATAGTTTATCTCCTTCTGAAAAAGCAGCAACTAACAGAGCTAAAGCTAAAGGTAATAAAAAAGGTAAACAGTTTGTTAAGCAGCCTAAAGCTATAGCAAAGAAAACCAAAAGGTTTAGATAATGAACTACTTAGATTTAGTTAATGACGTACTAATAAGACTGAGAGAAGACGAGGTAACTGCTACAACAGATACTCCGTACTCTAAGTTAATTAGTAAGTTTGTTAACGATGCTAAAAGATTTGTAGAAGACGCATATCAGTGGAATGCTTTGTCTGAAACATTAACAGTCACTACTGCTGATGATTTGTTTAACTATGTTATGACAGGATCAGGACAACGATTTAAAGTTATTGATGTTATTAATAGTGAGGACAACTTTTTCTTAGAGTATATGCCTTTTAGTCAAATGAATAACTTGTTTCTTAATCAGACACCACAAAAAGGTTCTCCGTACTACTATAACTTTAACGGTGTAGATACCAATGGAGACACGCAAGTAGATATCTTTCCTATTCCTGATGGGGTTTACAATGTATTTTTTAACATATTTAAACCACAGGCATCACTAAGCGCAGGAGCAGATGTACTTAAAGTTCCTTCAGAGCCTGTACTTAAATATGCTTATGCAATGGCTGTAGCAGAACGAGGTGAAGACGGTGGACTAGCGGCACAAGAAGCTACTGCAATGGCTGACTTGTCTTTAGCAGATCATATAGCTATTGAGAATGGTAGATACAGTGACGAATACGTCTGGCATCAAGTCTAATGGCTGGTCGATTACAATCATCAACAATATCAGCACCAGGTTTTCTTGGTATTAACACACAGGAAAGTAGTGTTGATCTTGCATCAGGCTATGCACTAGAAGCATACAACTGTGTCATAGATAAGTTTGGTCGTATAGGTGCTAGACGAGGCTGGCAGAAAGTAAACAGCTCTACTAACTCTGATCTAGGTACTAATGATATCGAGTTTATTTATAACATACCTGAGACAGATGTAACGCTATGTGCTGGTAATAATAAAATACTTACCAGAGCTAGTGGAGCAAGTACATTAGTAACAGCAGTTAATACTACAGTATCTAATGCAGCAGGGACAGGTACAACAGCATACAGCATCACAGGTAACGATTGGATGGGTGCTAGTATTGTGTTCGGTGAAGGACCGGATATTAGTCCTCATGCTTACTTAGCACAAGCAGGACATTTACCGTTAGTCTATCACAAACTAGGAGCTAGTCATGCACACACAGGTGCTTATGGTTTTAACTTACTTAGCGATGCTGGCTCAGTACCTACCACCTAC